CCGAGCCAGCGAACCGCGCCGCTTCGACGGTCGTGGTCGTCGTGTTGGGCGTGGTGCGGAACGCGATCCCGGTGCCCTGTGCGGTGTCGGTCCAAACCTCCATAGTGGTGATTTGCACCGACCCGCGTGGCGCGGCAGAAAACCCGGTGGTGCCGTAGCCGCCGCCACTCAGGGAACTAAGTGCGGAGCCAACGGCGCTGGCGGATGGCGCGGCCCGTGTGCCTCCTGTTCGATAGCCGATCCACTGCGGCGCGCTGGCAGTGCCGAAACCCATCAGCACGGAACTCGGCGCGGCGTTATCCGCCACACTGATAGTCAAACCTGGCGTCTGCGGTATGGCTGGCAGATTGCCACTGCCGGTGTCGATCAGCAGATTGCCGCTGCAAGTGACTTGCGGATAGAATTGCACCGACGTGTTGTTGAGCTGTGCCCAGGTGGTGAGCAAATTACCGCTGGCGTCCCACGTCCCCAGATACATGCCGGGTGCATTGCCAGCACCGGCACCGGAGGCCAGCCCGAAATAGTTGGTGTTGCCGCCGCTGCTGTTCTGGAACCATAGCGCGGCGGTGTAGGGCAACAGACCGTTATATGAAATGATGGATCGGACGTTTGTACTCGCGGTCGCCGTGCCGACACGCGCGGAGCCGTTGACGTCGAGCCTGTAGCCGGTGTTGCCCGCGATGCCGATCTGGAGGTTCCCGTTGATGAACCGCGCCCACTCGGCCACGGTGGCAGAGCCGGCAGGCGTCCCCAAGATGAGAATGTTGGTCCCGTGTGCCGTGTCGGACCAGGTTTCCGCCGTGGTGTAGTTGATCTCGGCAGCGGCAGCCGCTGCGGTCGTCCCGTTGCCCCAGCCACGTACCGCGAGCAGCTTGCGGCCTGCTGCCGTCACGCTTGGCGCTGCGCGGGTGCCTCCGAAGTTCATTCCATCGATCGCGCTGTTCGCGGTGCCGAATGAAATGACGACCGACCTGACCGTCCCGGCATCAGGCCCAGTGACCACCAGCGATGATCCCGTCGGGAACGCGGCGGTAAAGGCGCCACCCGCGCCAGTGTCGGATATCAGCGCAGGATTGACACCGTCCGACTGCATGAACCGGCCAATGCCGGTCACGTTCAGCTTGTATCCGGCATCGGCCAGCGTGCCGCCGAGCAACAGGTTGCCGCTGCTCGCCAGCCGCATCACTTCCGTCTGGGCCGTCGCGCCAGAGGCGGTCACAAACCAACTGAACCGCGTCGGGTTGCTGGTCAGTGACCAGGCTGCGTCTGTGGCGAGAACGAATGACGCGCGCGAGCCACCGGAATAGGCGGTGCCATCGTGCCCCTGGTAGTTGATCGACCCGAGACTGGCGCCGCTCGATAGCGCTGTCGGGGTCGCCGCGGTGCCACCGGCTTTGCGGAATGTGATCTGTCCGTTGCCGCCGAAACTATCGATCGCGATGCGCGGGAAACCGGCATCAGCGCCAGTGATCTGTAGCGCCGTGTTCGTGAGCAGCGGTGGCGCGGCTGCCGGATTGGCAGTGAGTGTCACCAGTCCTGTGATCGTGCCGCCGATCAGCGGCAGCACAGCGGTCCACGAGCGATACTGGCGACCGTAGGTGCCGCCATCATTCGGCGCGTCGGTCAGCCCGCCTTGCCAGTTGGCGATGACATCGATCGCCGCCGGCGGATCAGGTGTCGGGAGCGGCACGTCGATCGTGTAGCCATCAGTCGCGACGCTGACGACGGCGATCGGCTGCGTCGGTGCGACATCAACCGCGACGACATGACCGCTCATGGCACTGGTCGCCCTGGAATCACCGGTTGCTGTGGTGGAGCGGCAGCCGCTGTCGCCATCATCGAAGCCGAGTCGGTCACGTCAATCGTCACGGTCACCGGTCCCACCAGCACCGTCGCGACGTCCGAGTTCGTGTAAGTCAGCTGGAGATCCCAGGTGCCGCCAGTCTTCGGCAGCAATGCGCTGTTGGTCGCAGGCAGCGACACCACGGCGATGTTCGGTGTGGTGATCGTCACCACCATCGACGTGATCAAGGTGCCGCCAGGTGCGGAGCGGATCTCGGCTTTGCCGGTGACACCGGTCAAATCGGCGGGGACCGTCTTGCCGCTGTCCTGCCACATGGTGAGCTGCCACCGGTAGCTGTCGCCCCGGTAGATATCGAGCGGTAGCGAACCGGGTGTCATGCCGCCCTCACTTTCAGGCCAGGATGGGACGTCCGAGGAAGCCCTCCCAACCGGCGGTTTCGTCGTCGAGCATCCAGCACCCGATCGCCATGATGAGAGCCGCCATGCCGTCGATGCGCCCGGTCGACTTCTTCTTTGTCGGCATCTGGTTTTGGTTCTTGTCCGTTTCGACATGCATGTTGGACGCCATCCATGCCAGGACTTCGTTGTCGCCATGGTCGAGCTTCTCGCTCAACAGCCACGCTTCCAGTTCTTTTGTCGGGGCGTTGTAGGAGCGAAATCCCTGGATGAACTTGAGCATTGGCAACCCTTCGCCTTCCAGCGCGACCGTGAGCTGAATGGCGTTCCAGGGGTCGAAGGCGATGCTGCGCGGCTCGCAGATCCGGCAATCTTCCAAGACGGCAGCCTGCACCTCGCCATGGTCAATGACATTGCCCTCGGTCACCTCGATCAAACCGTTGTCGATCCATCGTCGGTACTGCACCTGGTCGCGATCGGACTTGGCCGCGACGGTGTCGGACGGCATCCAAAAGCGCGGCACCACCTTCCAGCGCTTCTCGCCCTCGATCGGCGGGAACAACTTGACCCATGCGGACAGATCGACGCTCGTCGACAGATCCAGACCGCCATAGAAGGGGCGGCCCATCAGCTCGGCTGGATCGAACACACCCAGGCTGTTCTTGCGCCACACGTCCATGTCGATCGCGCGATGCGTGTCGGAGGTACGCATGTTCAATCGCAGGCGCTTGAATGCGATGAGCGCCGGCGGGCTACGCGCGGCCTTCAGAGCCTGCCGCCGCAAGTCGTCCATCTTCACCGACACGCCGAGATTTGGATTCGCTTTGATCCAGCACTTCGGATCGTCCCAACGGTCGCCCTGGTCGAGCGTTGCGATGAACGCGAAGTAGCTGTCGTCCTTGACGACGCCCTCGACCACCTGTGTCGCGTAGGCATGTTCCGCGGCGTAGACGCTCTCGGGGTTGTCGTCCCCGGCTGTCGTTATGATCCACAACAGCGGCTGGCGCCTCGCGCCCACGGCGGTGTCCAGCACGTCCAGCACGGCCCGCGACTTGTGACGGTGCAGCTCGTCGATCACCACCAGATGCGGGTTCAGCCCGTCCAGCGTGCGCTCGTCCGATGACAACGGCACGAAGCTCGAGAGCGTGGCATCGACCGCGAGGACTCTGGTGAGAACCTTCACCTTCCGCAGCAGTTGCGGAGAGCGCTGCACCATCCTCCTGGCCTCGTCGAAGACCAACCTCGCTTGGTCTTTCTTGGTGGCGGCGGAATAAACCTCGGCCCCCGGCTCATCGTCGGCAACGAGGCCTTTGAGCGCGACCGCCGCGGCGTCGGTGCTCTTGCCGTTCTTGCGCGCCACCTCCTCGTAGACGGTCCTGAACCGTCGTTCGCCGGTCTTGAGGAACCAGCCATAAACACTGCCGCGAATGAACTTCTGCCACGGCTCGAGACGAACCGGCTTGCCAGCCCACTCACCTTTCGAGTGGACGAGGAAGCGGTTGAATTCGATGCCGTGGATCGCGGTGCCAGGTCGCCACTCCAGGCCGCGCTTCGGTCCCTCTACGAGATCCCTGAAGTGACGTTCGCAGGCGAGCCGCACCAAGCGGCCAGCAACGATCTTCCCCTTGATGACGTCCCAGGCGTACGCGCTGACCGGATCGACGTCAGTGGACGGCTTTCGATCTGGGAGTACGAGCAAGGTAGTCGTCGATGCTCTCTTCGCCGGTCGCCGGGGCATGCGTTGATCCGTTCAGCTCCCCGCCACCCAGAGTGAGGCCGATCCGGGGACGCGCAGTAGGCGAGAAGCCAAGCTTCTCCGCAGCCTTCGACAGGATCTCGGCTTGCCGGTTGATGATCGGGATGTAGGGCGACTGTTGCTGGTGTCCGTTCGGCGTCGTCACCAAGAGAGCTGTGGCGCCCTCGGCACTATCGAGCAGCTCCTGGGCCGCGACCGCCCTGCGGTAATAGCAATACGCGACCGCCCAGACCTCGAGGATCGACGCATCGATCGCCTTCAGCATGCCTGGGGGCGAATTCGCCACGGCATAGTTCCAGGCAGCGCGCTGCTCGGCGGTGAGGTGGGCTGGTGCGGAGTCGGACTCTACCG